ATGATCTGGTTGCACTTCAACATAAGAACTAGGATCAACAGTGAAAGCATACACTTCAAAGGGAATGTTTGCTTTCTTGCAGAACCAAATCAGGTTGTACATTTGCTTGCAGGTATCAAGAATCCAGCGTGCCATGGATCCAGACCAGTCAAGAATAAAGATCAATCCATGATTCTTACCATCAGGAACTACAGAAATCTTCTTGAACAGATCTTCATTGTACTTGTAAGTATGCAGTTTGCTGGTATCAAGAACACCAGTGCGAGCAGTGCTAGAACGAGCATACTGATCTGCTGACTTCTTACATTCAAACTCTTTCATTAAGTAAGAAACTTCTTTCTCAGCAGACTTCTTATACTTAACATACTCAGAAATGACTTGAGTATGCCATTCTTTTACCCAAGAAGAAGAGTTGGCATAGTATTCCTTAGTTGCATTATGGATATACTCATTGGGAACAATTACATTCTCAATTTTAATCTCAGGCAATTCAGCATAGACAGTTTCTTCACCAAACTTGTTAGTCAGATCTTCTGCCTTCTCTTCAAATGATTGAGCAGTCTTTGACTCAAACTCACCATGTTCTTTGCTTGGTTCACTACCACCACCAGAGGGAATCTCTTGTTCCATAGTGGTTTCACTTTCATTATTATCACCAACAGAAGATTGCTCATTGGCATTAACTTCTTCATTGGCATTGTCGTTGGTGTTTTCACTAGCACCTTGCTGATTCTCAGGAAGTTCAACTTCTTCACCACCAACTTGACCCTGATCCTGAGAAATATCAGGCATTTCACTCAGTTTCTTTTTCTTGTAGTTGAGGAAATCAACAATCTCCTGAGAGATTTTGAGAACTTCTTGGAAAGTTTCAACTGCACTAATGCGAGTCACAAAATCATCCTCAGCATCAGAGAATGCAATGTTATGGAATGCACCAATCTTGAAGTACAGATTGATACGATCAATGAATGAAAGTTCATCTAGATTCTCATCCTTAGTGGAGAAGAAATCATCAGCATTCAGTTCATTATAACCATGATAAAAAGTTTTAGACAGACCAGGATATTTTTTCTTCATCAGACGCTCTACACGAACATCCTCAATCACATTAACAAAATCTTTAGGGACATTAGGATATTCTTCACGCCAATCAATGTTATCAGTAAAGATAGCATGACCCACCTCATGCCCCACCAGAAGGTCATAAACAGTGGCAGATGCCCTATCCCACATAGGAAGGGTTAGAACCCTCCTATCAACATCGAAAGAGGCAGTAGAGACCTTTTTATGCTCAACTATAAGGTTCTCTGTTGCCAGACATTTAGCAAGAGATCCTTTTACTTCTAGATTGACTGGCATGTGCTTTCTTGACTGTCCTTACAGGATAGCATAAAAAAGGGGGGTCACCACTCCCCCCTAGTACACTAATTAAACTGTCCACCACCAAGGACAGGTCTTTGGATCTCAAAGCTACAAAGATTCCTCAAGACTTTTACATAGTATCATGACTGAATGTAGATGTCAAGTTGACAGAAACTCAAACCATGAGTAGGATAACTCTGTCAGGGTTCAAGGGAACTTTATGAAGGCTTTGGATATTTATCTTTAACTGCTTGAATTTTAGATGCCATGGCATCTGGAAAAACTCCAGCATGAAATAAAGCATCTAATTGATCTCCCAAGGAAGGATATTCAGGAGATCTTTTTCTTTGATATTCTTTTGATTCCCATTCTGTGCGAAGTCTTGCTGCTTCTGCAGCAATTTCTTCATCAGTTGGTCTTGTTTGAACAGAATCTTGCCAAGTTAATTCATCATTTACTACAGTAAATTCAGCCCCAGGTCTTAAAGATAAAACTGCTTGTGCTATGTCCATTATTGTGATATCTCCATAACTGTAAGAAAACTAGATGGTCTACCTCTAGAAGTATCATCATAAGTGTAGGACCTATTGATATATAGTCCATTAGAATCTTGAGCATAAGCTTCAAATGTGATATTAAAGGATCCAGAACCACTATGACCATACAAATATTGGCCATCAAATCCTTCTATAGAAGCATTACCAGAAGCATCAGCAGTTGCACCAAAAAATGTATGAGATGAACTTCTATAAGCACTTGAATTACCTTCTCTACTCAAAACAACATTGCCATTAACAAACATAGTAACTCTTGAAGAATATTGATAAACTCCTACTTTAATTCCATATGTTATAAGAAACTTAGAATTTGACCTTAAGGGAGTTACAGTTGTATTTAATCCACTATAAGATCTGTATGTGCCACCTGATCCAGAAAGGAAAGTTGCATTTGAATCTACAGTTTGAACTACGTTAATAACTCTCCCTAAATTAGGGTCTCCAGCAGTGGTTTGTATATTATTAACTTTTAATGTACTCATGGTCTTGTTATCTTATAGTTTTATTTAGAAACTTAATTTGGCTCTTGAGGCCATTCTACGTCCTTAATAAATGGTCCATCTAATGTAGGATTAGCGGTGTTTGGAAGATCTCTTAGTGCTTGTCTATAAGTTGCCCATTCTGCTTTTGCAGAGTCTGATAAAGGACTATCAGAACCTTGAGTCCAATCGCAATTCTGAAGAAGTATGTTCCTATGTTTTTTCAATCTATTCATAGGTTCAGCATTTCTCAATTCCTCTAACTTAGCATTGACTTCTTCTTCAGTTGGAGGAATAGGAATTAGTGATTCATCCCATACAATATTTTCATAACTATCCTCACCTCTTACGAAGAAAGATCCTGGAATATTTCCAGTCAAAGCATGAACTGCTTGTCCTATAGTAACTTCAGGTAACAACATATTTTTTTCTCCTATTAGTCTTGAGTATATATTCCAGTATAGTATATTCTATATGTATTGTTAGTGCTAGTATTATAAGCACTAATTCCACTTATTTGTAGACTTTGAGTTCCAGTTGGATCCCAAGGAATAATTAAAGGAGTAATGGAATAGTTATAATACCAATTATAGTGTGCTTGCAAATCTTGCATTCCTTCGTTACTTGTTTCTCCTGTTTGATGATACCACCCTGCCAAGTATCCATGGTTGCTACTACCATTGTGTTGATAAAAAACAGCTATTCCTATTGCATATACATCACTTCCAGTTGCTCCACTAATAGATCCTAAAGTCTGAGAGGTGCCATTGTATGAAGTATGCCAAGTTATATCACCACCAATTTGAGTCATGGTTCCTTGTGGAATTCCAACTCTATTATGTTTAGTAACCCCGTCAGATTTAAAAATACTCTCTGCTTTTAAGATACTCATAATGAATCTAACTCCGCTGGTCTAGGATATTTAGCTTTGATTTCATTACACTTATCTATGTATGCTTGAACTTGAGCATTGTCACCTTTCACAACACCATCAATATAGTCTACTATTGGTGGATATTCCAACATTCTGTTGGTTTTATATTCACTGAGTTCAGCAATTCTATCTTGCCTAATTCCTTCAGATTCCCACTCTTCTCTAGTTGGTTTTTTCTGACCACCTTCCCACACAGGAGGTTCAAGCCATTCTAAACCATCATAGTGGAATCCACTACAATTAAATCTTGCTCCAGGTCTAAGTGCCTGTATAATTTTTACTGGGTTGCTCATGCTACTTCTAATAGTGTAAATGTTGAAGAACCATTTCCATAATAATCTGAGTTATTTCTATCATCATATGCATTATAATTAAGACCAACATTATATGATCCACTATAACTTCTCAGTTGTAGTCCATAAGTTACTGCAGATGTTGTTGCTGGACTATCAAGGTAATTGATGGAAGGTGCGTACATACCATAACCAACGCTTGCTCCTGGATATTCATTAACAACAAAGGAAGCAACTGTTCTACTTCCTCTGGGAATGCCATAAGCATCAGGTAAGGTAGAACCATTTCTAATCAATCTTCCTTTAGCTTCCCAATATCCTGTTGAAACGTTAAAAGATCCCAATACTAAAATTTTACTGCTGCTACTTGTTGGAGTGATTGTAGCAGTCATGTTAGGAACTGTAGCCCAAGCTCCAGCACCACCAGACCAAAAATCTCTATAGGTGTTGCTCACTACTTGAATTACATGTCCACTACTGTTTAGTAGTGGTTTACCACCTGTAGTGGTAATTGCATTTGTCTTAAGTGTACTCATAATATCTTTTTTTGATTATTTATAATACGACCCAAACTGCACCACTATTAACAGTGACAGTGACGCCACTATTTATAGTGATTGGACCAATACTCATATGATTGGTTCCATTACTAAGAGTTGTGTTTGAGGTTATTTGTTGTGAAGATTCCATGATAACTCCACCACCTTTTGCGCCTATAGTTTGGGACATTAGACCTCCTGTGCTCCAGAATAGTATTCTGTAGATTTTAAGTGATTGTATGCCTGAGTCAGAATTGAATCTGAACTCTCAGTATCAATAAAGAACTTAATTTCATAAGTTTCTCCTTCAGTCTGTAGTCCTTCAGGCATAAAATCATGTACAGTATCACCAAACATTCCAATATGGGTTTTGCCATTAGATCTTGCCTCTTGTGAAGCAAAAACTTTTACTTCAATGGATCCAATGTATCCTGCTCTCCAATAGACTTCAGGACCACGATCACCAGCAGTTAGACCATCTTCTCTAGATGAATCTGGTGGAGGTGTAATGTCATGAAGACGTTTTTCAGTTCTGACATCAACAATAAGGTGGTAGGCATTTTCTACCACCACACCAGTTCCAGGTATTTCAAAATCTCTCAATAGTGCCATTTCACTCTCCTAGTTTTTTCTTGAGTTCATCAAGTTCCTTTCTCATAATATTTATTATTTCATTCTGTTCTTTGACTGCCTCAATCAACAGTGCAGTCAGGTTTCCATACTCAACTGAATACTCATCAACATCATCAGCATAGGTAACAACTTCAGGAACAACTTGCTCAACTTCTTGAGCAATCAGACCCATCTTAACTCCTGGTTTTCTGTTCTTCTTCTTATCCAGATCCCACTCAAAAGTAACACCACGAAGTTTGAGAACCTTATCTAATGGACTTTCAATAGTCTCAATGTTCTTCTTGAGTCTGACATCAGATGCAGCAGTGATGGTTCCAGTTGCATAAATGTCACCA